AGAGTGATTGATGAGAATGTTGGGTCGCTTGCACCAATAGCAGCAGTCGCAGTAGCAATAGCAGCAGTTGAACGGCCAGTCATAGTAGGTATAGTCAAGTTTTCACCAGAAGTAGTGTTGAAAATCTGGCTAGTAGTCAACATAGGGCCAACAAGTCTTGCAACCTGGAAAACCTGATTGTAGAAAGACTGTGGAACAGTGTTGCTTGAACCTACAAGAGTACGCTTTTCAGCATTAAACTCGTAACCTCTACGCTCACCTAAAGCGATAGAACGAAGGATATCAGAGTCATTTGCTGTAGCAGTCTCTGTTGGGCGGAAAGATGCAGCCGCTTCAGCAGCTCTCTCTTCACGCTCTGCGGTAGCCTTAATTGAGTCAATGAGTTTTGCTCTCTCGTCAATGTCAGCCATAATACGCTCGTAAGTCTGAGTTTCTTCACCTGAAAGGTCACGCCTCTCAGATGCTGCATTGTCAAGCAAAGCCTTAGCTTGCTCGTATGCTGACTTACGGGCTTCTTGCTGGATTTTAATAAATTCAGACATGGAAGTCTCCTAAAATAAAATGAATAAGGGATGCCTGTGGTGCTGACACGCAACAGATGTAGCGGTGCTGACACTCAACTACTTATTTAAGTTTAGTAACAAAAAATAATGCGTAAAAGAAAACCCCACCAGGGAAAGGGAATTAACCTAGTGGGGTGTCGCTAGAAAAGGGAATAACTAGCGGGTCTCTTTTGCTTCCAACACTCTAACCTCTTTAGCAGGAGTATCAATAGCAACAACTGCATCAGCAAATGCTTCTGCCAAATCTTTAATATCTCCAGCAGCAGGATTACCAGCAACCTCAAGTATAGCCGAAATAATCTGTTCCTTAGTAGCCATTACAACATTTTTCCTTCCAAAGCATGTTTCAACTGAAGTAATCCTATCATACTTACAGGCTCTTCAGATTCCTCAACAACAACTTCCTCAACAGGTGCATCACCCTTAGTAAATTGTTTAATAACATTATTCAACAAACCTGCTTGGTCAGGAGTCAAAGAATCAGTTGTTTCTAACGCCAACAAAGCATCAGAAAGTTCATCTACATCTATTTGGTCTAAAGAACGCACTTGAGCAACACTCGATTCGTAGGCTGGAAAAGTTACAATACTTGCTTCTATAAGCCTAACAGACTCCAGAGTTCTAGTATTACCGTCAGGAGACCAAGAGTCCTGTTGCACAGTAAAACCAAAAGACATCTTATTGATGTCACCACGCTGCATAAGAATACTTAAATCCTTACCACGAGTAGTAGGTGCTAAATCAGCTTCAACTTTTAAACCATGAGAATCCTCATACAATCTCATAGTTCCAGAACGAGTACTAGCCAATACTTCACCAGAGTCGTGATTCCAAAGAAGTTTCACATCATTACGAGCCTGAAGAGTTCTTTTAAAAGCACCAGGGGCAATACGCTCAGTGAAAGGTAAAGGCTGACTATCACTATTGAAAACAGCTGCATAACCAGAAAAAGTTAGTTTGTCACCTTCACCACGAATCTCAAAATCAACATCAGAAACACGAGTTTCAGCAGTAGGCTTAATACCATTAATTTTGCGAAGCGTAGCCATAATTTTTTCGGCTCGGTTAGTTGCTCGAATCTGAGCATCTATCATAATATTCCTTTGCTGGTCATTATTTCCATTACCAGTATCTTGATGTTTCATCATAGGTAGTTTAGCAGGGTCTTTAGTAGAAATACCTAAATCTGAGTATCCACGCCTAGCATCAGGATTATTTTCAATAGCTTCAACAATATCATAAGTTTTCAAAAGTTCTTCCGCTTTAGCTTTCTTAAAAGCATTACTATTTGCACTAGAACCAGAATTCATGTAAAGACGATTATAAGAAATGTCTAAAGACTCTAACTGTTTAGTAGTAGCATCCCTAGTAGATTCAGGTCTGCCAGTAATCAACAACACATCAACATTAAGCGACTCAACATAATTATAGGTTTTATCTATACGCCTACCAGCATGAATCAAAGTATCATCAATGTCGCAAATAACAGCCTTCTTACCGCCAACCTTACGCAAATCCCTGTTATCAGCCAAACCATTCACCCAACTCTTACCAGAATCACCACCCCAAGCATCCCAAGCCACACGACCAGGAGAAGGATAACCTTCCTCACCAGCACGAAAACCAGTAGCCTTCTTATCAACTTCATGTCTCGCAAAATAAGATTTCATTCGTGAAATAGTGTCAGATGAAACAGATTCACCAGAAGCCAATTGAGATGCCCTAGCCCTACCAACATCAGTGAAACCACTACCAGCCTTACCGTCAGCAATCCAAGCCAAAGCCCGTTTAGCTGCAACACGAACACCTAAAGGTGGTTTATAAGTTTCAGCCCTTTTACCATACTCACCAGCAGGGTCAATTTTTTCAGCCAAAGACAAAGCAACCATATGTTTAATAGCAGCAGTTTTAGTAGAATGACAACTAATAGTAGTAGGTTTGCCATCCTCAACTTTTAAAGTAGCCCAACCAGAGCAACCACTCTGCTTTTCGCTAATGTAATAAGGCATCTATACTCCTAAAAACTTTATCCATTAATCAAATGTTGCATTACTTGTAGCAGTAGAATAACCAATGTTTAAAAGTTTAAATGTTGTTCCAGATTGAATAACCCAAGGAATGTCAACATTGACTGTGCCACTTAGAGTTGGATAAACTTTAGCAGAACCACCAGTAAGTCTTATAGTCCCTTTAGAGTTAATAATATAGTAGCGGTTAGCTAAACCAGAAGCAGTTAAAGTTAATGAACTTGTAGTTCTAATACTAGATAAAGTAGTTGCTGTGGTAAAACTAGTTGTATTATTTCCATGACTAATGTTGCTAACAAAATCTATTGTTGGCGAACCAGATACAGTTGTGAAACCTAAACTTATAGTAGGAGTAATAGTTGCTATACCACCTGTAGCAACCGATACGGCAGTATAAAAATCGTATTCATAAGTTGTATCTGCAGGTATCGTATAGCCAACTCTATTAGTTAACATAGATTTTGGTGTGGTATCAACATCAAAATAAACGCTTTCAGCGGCGTTAGAAATAAAAACTATTTGCTGGTTATTTACACGACTAGTACTTGAGAGCCAAACTAAACCATTCCAAGTGTAGGTGACATCATTGTAAGTGAATGTGTCACCATTGTTGGGTGATGCTGGCCAGGGTACAGCCATGTTTAACCTAAGTTATCTATCTGTGTTTGGACAACTGTAATAGCGTTTTTTATGATTGTTATGTTTGCTGTAAGTCGTTCAACTTCTTCACTGTTACCTAATGCTGTTGCAACAGTTTTGGCTTCTTCATTATGCCAACCCTCAACATTCAACTGCTCAAGGCGAGTATTTAGGGTTTGTAGCTTGTATTCGTTAGATACTTCAAAATCAGACATCAGATTCTTTCTTATTGAGGGATATTATCTAGGATAGTGGTTTCAGCACCTGCTGCACCTGCACGAACAACAAGTTTTAGAGTTCCAGCAGTAGTGCCATCACGAAAATATATGCGACCTATGTTTGCACCAGGATTAGTAACTGCTGCAGTACCTCTAGTTAATTGCAAAGTTCCAACAGAGTTAGATTCTCTCATGCTTGCTAAACCGCTATTAGTTTCAAGAGTATTTCCAAAAAAACTGACAGTGCTACGAATGTTACCTGATGAATCTACCCTTGCTATTGCTGTTCCGCCTGAGTTTTGCCATTCCTGTAAGTTCGCAGACTGAGATGCTGCACCACGAACTGTTAGTGGAACAGTTGCAGTGCTGTTAGGTGTAAACAAAGCATTGTTTTGTGAAGTTATGTTGCCTACAAAAGTTGTGTTGCCTACTTGATTTATTCTGACTGCAGTTGCTGAAGAAGTTTGCACCTCAAAAAGATTTGCTGACTGACTTGCAACACCTACAACTGTTAGTGGAACTGCTGTTGCTGTTCCTGTGCTAACAATTAAGTTGCCTGACGAGTTTATTCTCGAAAGAATTGCACCGCTAGAGTTATTCCATTCCTGTAAATTGCCTGTTTGACCTGATTGTGCTCTGACAGAGATACCTACACCTGAAACTGAAGGCATAACAGATAACACACCGTTGCTTGCTCCACCACCAATGTTTGCTGACGAAGTACTTAAAACTTGAATGCTCAAGTAACCACTATCATTTATAGATGCAACGGTCACAGTTCCTGATGCTGTTGACTGCCATTCCTGTAAATTGCTTATTTGACCTGAATTACCTCTAATGACTAGAGGCTTTACGCTTGCACCTTCAGAGTTAATAATATGTCCACCGACAGTAAAAGTGTTTGCTGCACCTAAAGATGCTTTACCTGCAAGGCTTGTTGTTAAACCTGAAACTTGTGCCTGAGTGACTGTCCCTGAAATGTTTGTGACTGTGCCTGAAGTAAAGTCTGTAATTTGTGAGCGTGTTATTGAGAGAGCAGTCTGGTCTAAACCTAGTATTGCTGAACCGCTAGTGCCTGAGTTTGTTATCGGAGAGTTTACAGAGATAACACCTGAAGCACCTGAAGTACCTGTCTGACCTAGCTCACCTGATACAGCAAAGTTCCAAGAGTTATGTGAACCAGAGCCGTTGAACTTGTCAACAGTGATAATGAGTGTGCCACCACCGACATAGTTTGCTGTTCCTTCCATGTAATAGGTAGGTGTATCGCTGTGGATAGCTCTGATACGCATGCCTGTAACGAAAGCACCCTGATTACCTGAAACGAGAGTGAAAGTTTTTAGCCCTGAACCGATAAATATAGTTGATGTTGAACTTACCCCAGAATATCCCACACCTGTCGCACCAGTCGCACCTTGAGGGCCAGAAGTAGCATCAGTAATAGAAACAACAGACTCAGTAACATTTACATCAACAGAATTATTTGTAACCATAATTGCAGGATTATTTTCAACAACAGAAACTGTTACATTAGTCATCTAGTCACCTGTGGTGTAACAACAAACTTGCCTTGAAGTAAACGGTCAGTAATAGCACTACCAGAAGTTATTTCAAGGTCATAAGAATAAAAACCTTCAGGAATAGCAGCTGTAGCAGTGGAAGCAATAGAAACAAGAATAGTTCCAGCAGTACCACCCAAAGTAATGCCAGAACCATTAGTTAAAGATAAAAGAGTTGCAGTTGAATCATATGTTTCACGAACCTGCATAGCAGCTGTATAGCCAGTCAAATTCATAGCAACACCACTAAGGCTTATAGTAAAAGTTTTATCAAAAGTAGCACCTTGCGGACATTTAATGTTGTAGTCACCAGGATTAATCATTATGCACCCATGTTCTGTGAATCTAGAGGATTAGTTGGGTCTCCTACATGTGTAGGGTCATTGACAGGAAGAGACTGTGCTGGATTTTCAACCTTCACAAAAGGTATGTAAGGTAAACCAAGTTCCATAAGTACCGCTTCAGGGTCAAAACCAGCAGCAATCAAGGTATCAGCCATTTTCACCTTCGCTTCAGTTTCAGATAAGTCAGCAGCATTAATATTGACATTTGCTAAAGGAACTCTAAAAGCATCTCCGCCTTCAACTGCTGGCTCATCTTCAAGTTTCTTAATCTCATTAATGGATTTAAAACCAGCCTGAGTAGCAATAGAGTACGCTTGATAACGGCTTTGAAGGTCTCCACGAAGCAAAGCAGAAAAATTGAATTTAATAAAAGCAGAATTAGGCAAAATACGGCTATAAGACCATTCAAGTTTCTCTAAAATAGGTCTCAAAGTATGTGAAATGAATTGAAGATTATTTTGTTCAACAGAAGCATAACTAGCAGTACCAGGAATACCAAGCATATGTAACGGAATGTTAAAAGCTCTAGCAATCTCTTCAACAGCAAATCTGCGAGAATCTAAGAACTGTGCTTGGTCATTAGGGACAGTGGTTTGAACATACTTTGCACCACCAGAAAGAACACCAGTTTTATGGGCTTTCTTATATCCTCTGTGCCGAGAATCAAAACCCTCACGCAAATCTTTTGCTTCTTCACTCGTCAATTCGCCAGGATACTCAATAATTCCATTAGTTGTAGAGCCTTGGTCAAAGAAACGAGCCGCATAGGCTTGCAAAGCAGTAGCAACGCCAAGAGCATCTTTTAACTTATCTACACGACTTAAACCAGTTAAAGAACCAGGAGTTGCTAAATCAATGATATGGATAACATCATCAGAGTTTAAAGGTTTAGATTCGTCAGCATAAATAAAGATTTTCTTGCCAATAGCAGAACGGCGAACTTCCATCTTTGTTGGGTCTAAAACAACAAGATTTACAACATCACCTTTATTATCTCTAAAAATACGGGTATAAGAATTACCGAACACAAGAAGAGAAGAAACAACAGAACCATAATGTGCTTGACGGCTAGTATCAACATCTGGCTGGTCAACCCAAGCAGGGCGAGGTCTGTAAGGTTTACGCTCACCATTTACACGAATAAAAGAATCGACAGGTAAAGTAGAGATAGTGTCGCTGATAAGGCTTACAGCAGAGAAAAAAGCAACAACTTCATAAGCATTCTTACCTGTAATATTTATACCTGCTTGACTTTCAACACCAAAGTCTCCGCCCATAGAAAAAATGCTCTGATAGGAAACAGACCGAGTATTAAAAAGTTTTGTTAGCATTATTTATCCATTCCAAGTGCTAAACCAAAAAGAAGTGTGCCTAAACCTAAAGCAATTAGACCTGCTGGCGGATAAATTAAAGCAATACCACCTGCTACAATAATGATGCCTAACGCTTGAATTATTGAAGAAATCATAATTTACCTATCCAAAAAACTTTGGCACTATCCGCTTCTCTATTTTAGCCCCTGCTCTGTCATACGCCAAGATAGCTGCAACAGCAGCATCAATACGGCGAAGGCTAGAACGGTTCTCTTTAACTATTCTTACACCTAAATTATCTGTTTTTACAACAGCATTACTTAAATGTCTAGCCAACAAAGGATTACCGTCATGGGTTATACGCTTTTCAACAACAGCATCAAAAAAATTGGCGCAAGCAGGAATCATTCGTTTAGCTGAAGTAGAAGGCCACTCAACAATAGGGATACCAGCATCCGCTAACGCTTCCATAGACCTTTGCCAACGATAAGGGTCACAAGCCACTTCACGAACCTTATATTTAACACAAAAATCTCGTATAGCGTTCTCAGCATCTAAAATGTCGACACGCCAAGTATCATCAGAATCAATAGGTTTCTCCCAAGCCTTCACAAGAAAAACATAAGGTTTATCTTCTTCATGTCTTGACTTACGGCAACCAACAATAACAGTGGTATCACCAGAAAATGAACCATCAAAACCAAGCACATACTCTGCATCAAGGTCAAGTTCTTCAGGTTCTGCCAAAGCATCCCACACACCAGTAGGAAGCCAACTAATTTGGCTAGAAACCCACTGATTACAACGCTTAGTCCTAAACTCTGACTCAGGAGTACGCAAAACAGCAGACTCATAATCAGATAACGCACAAATGTCATCTATACCAGGGTTAGCTTCATACCAAGTTTCAGGTAACCTATGGTCTGACTCCATCTTGGCTTCCCACCAACCCATAAAAAATGTTGGGTCAACAACCTCACCACGAGCCACACGCTGACCATACTGATATAAAGAATAAGCAATACTATCCTGACCAGTCGAATCAGACTTCACACCAGCAGTAGTAATAGCAACCATAGAAGCCATGTTGCCTCTAGCACCCTGAGCCAAAGACATAACATCAAACAGTTCCCTATTGGGTTGAGCATGAAGCTCATCAAACACTATAAATGTTGGGCTAAGGCCCTCTTTACTGAACGCTTCACTAGACAAAACACGATAAACAGAACCAGTAGAAGGAACTTCAACAGCATCCCTATACAACTTCACCATCTCCAACAAATCAGGGTGAGCTTCAATCATTTTCTTAGCATCAGCAAAAACAATACGAGCCTGGTCTTTATCAGCAGCACAAGAATAAACCTCAGCACCATTAATTCCCTGAGCCAACAACCCATACACACCAAGCGTAGAAGCCAAAGCCGACTTACCCTGTTTGCGTGGCATACCAATCAAATTGATACGGTGCTTCAAACCCTTCTCATCATAAGCAAAAACATGTCGCAACAACTCTTTCTGCCAATCACGCAACTCCAAAGTAGTGCCAGCCTTACCAGCCACCGAGTCCTTAGTGATAATTCCAAAAGTCTCCGCAAACGCAACAATAGCATCACCCTTACCATTAGCAATCTCATCTTCAGAAACAGGGGTCAACCAAGCAGGTGGCCAACTAGCCATGCTTATCCATAAACTCCGCCAACTTAGATTTAGCCTTAACCTCAGCCAAACCATAACGACTACGGTCAACAGGAGTCCAAGCCATCAAAGACAAGTTAGAAATAAGACTTCTCTCCAAATCACGCAACTGCCTACGGTCACGCCACGAATCATCATCACCCCTAGCCACCCTTTCAGCAAGAATCCCACGCAACTCATCACGCTCATCCAACATCTCAGCAGTAAGTTGCACAAGCCAAGCATCAGTACGGCCCAACCACAACTGACCCTTACCCCAAGCTTCATGCCAAAAAGCCAAACCAGTCTCACCCAAAGGGCGCAAAGGAGTAGGCGTTCCAACAAGTTGTGGCAACTCAACAACATTTTTAGGCAAAGGCCGCCTACCAGGATTACCAATAAGGCGTTTCTGCTCAATAGGCTTAGGGGGATTAGGCATAAATACTCCAAGACTCGTAGATGACTTGTATTTCAAGCCTAACACCTAAAATGGTCTGAACTGCTACTTTATGCGAACTAT